TACCATAAACTTCTTCTGAATTCCAGTTAGATGTAAAATTATCTTGTAAACCGGTTAAAAACGCTTTAAACTTTATTTTATTCTTGCCGTCGTTGCCGGTGTTCCCAAAGGAATTTCCTCTGGTATCTTCGATTTCTAAATAGGCGCCGTTGGCCTTAAAGTTATCGCTTGAATCTGTAAAGTCTACATCATTTCTATCAAAAGACGACATTTATTTAACTCCTCTTGGCGAACACATTGTGTGTCTTGTCTAGTTGTGCTCCAACAGCCTTTGCCAAAACTCTAGTGCCTGCCGGATCCATAACTAGTACGATATCCTGTCCTTTACCTGTGCCGCCGGCTGCTGCTGCTCCAGCGGGTGCAGTTAATGCGGAAACAAGCTGTTTTAACAAATCATTGGTTGTAGTTTGAACTTCTGTTGGTGTTGCTGCGGTGCCGGCAGAAGTTGTTTGCACAATTGATTCAGTAGATTTGACCAATCTAGAGATATTTTCATTTGATACTACATTTGCGTTGTTGGTGGAGATAATTTCTGGCCCTGCTTCACCGACGATTGCTGTACCGGTGAAGTTTGTTGCTCCTTCGGCTAACATGGGAATTAAGGGGATCTCTAGGCCAAACATCGGAATCAGGTTGAGGCCTTCAATGACCTTGTTTATACCGCCGATAAAGAAATTATAGAAACCTTTGACTATTTCCATCGCCTCATCAAAATAATAAATCAATGCTACGACGCCGGTAATGATTAATCCAATCAAAGCAGGAATTCCGAAGAGTGCAGCGTTTAATGTTATGCCAAATGTTGCTGCGACGGCTGTGGCTGTTCCCATTGCGAAAGATAAGACGCCTTTACCAATTGCTAATGCGTATGTGGCGGCGACAGAAGCCCAAGTGGCGGCAGTGTTAAAGCCCTTAACCAGCAGTTCTTTGCCAGCGACTATTAAGCCTTGAGATTGTGCAGTGTTTGCAAATTGCTTTGCAGTAGTCCATGCGGCGGTGGCGGCGGCAGAAATCCATGTTCCTGTGGTGTTCGCAGCAGTCGCCCCGGTTGCCGCGGTGGTGGTGGCAATACCCATCTTTTCCGCTTGAGCCTTTAGAACTTTAGCTTGTAGACTCGCCAGATCCGCGGTGGCCTGTTCGACCGTTGCGAGAGCGGCGGCCTTTGTCAGCATAATATGCGTGGTATATAAGCCGGCCACAGTAAGTAAGATCGGAGCTAGATTTCCGCCCATAACACTGTCCAACTTCAAGATCACTTCCGCAAAGAAATTAACCATGTCAACCAAGGGACCGACTGCGACGGCCATTGACTGCATGATATTTGTGAGCTTCTCCATAACATCGCGAGACCGGTCGGCGGCTGCTTGCATTTCTTCTTGAGATAAGGTGCCTGCGTCAGCTTTCATTCTCATCAAATCGTAAGCATCGGCACTTTGGCCCAATAGTCGATTTGCCTCTGCCATATCCGAGATACCAATTGACGCCGCGACGGCCTTTTGTTCTAGACGGCTCATCTCTTTGAAAGATTTTCCGGAAGCTTCAATACCTCGAAGTAAAGTGCTAATTCTTTCGTCTTCTTTCATCTCGACCATTTCGAGGCTATTTAAATAATTACCGCCGAGCACGCCATTGAGACGTCCAACTTTTTCTGCGGCTGATTCAAATGTATCGAACCCTTCGGCGATGTCTAATAACCGGCTAGTTTCAATATTAGCAGTGCGCGCCATTGCCGCAATATTTTTAAACACGTCGACTGCTTTGTCACCATAAACTGCCAATTGCGGCATTGCCGCTTGTAAGTCGGCGTTCATTTTTTCAACAGGTATACCAAGGGCTTGTGCGGCTGCAGTGACCTCCTTGGTCATATTCATAGCTTCTTCAGCTGTCATGTGAAGCGCCAAAGTACCAGAATCAAGTAAAGCTACAGTGGTTGCAGTTGAAACGCCTAGCTGGTCCATTTGGGCTGTAAAATTAGCTAATTCGACTTGAGCCCCTTCCGTCATCCTTGAGAATTGCGCCATCCCCGTATAAAGCTCTGTAACTGCCTCTGCGGCGTCGTCGATGTTGACACCCATAATAGCGCTGTCCTCGCGGACTGTGCGTATTACATTGTCATATTCGCGGGTTGCACCTGTAGCCTTGAAAAAGCTAGCTTGGGCACGATCTGTTGCTTGAACCATGTAGGCTGTTGATTCTACAATATAACTAAACGAACTACCTAAAAGATTGGCAGGTGACACCTGCATTTTCAATTGTTCACCAACTACATTTAGAGCACCAGAGAAACTTCCAATATCAGATACAGTACCAAGTAAGCTATCTTTAAATCCAGTAGCGCTGAGCGGTGATATGTTTTCTATCGTATTTGCGAGATCCTTGGTTGCGTTGGCCTTGCGCTGAACTAAATCCAAAGTATTTTTGCGCGCCATCATCTCTTGCGTTAAATTATTAAGATCTCCATAGCTGACACGGAAGAGGTCTTCTGCGATTTTGAGCGATTTAGCCTGTTCGTCGTTTAAAAAGCCTTGTTGCTCTTTTTTCATTTCTAGGGCTTGTATTTGTTCAAAAAGTCCGTCGAGCACTTTTCGCTGGCGTTCGAGATTCGCGCGGTCTGATTTCTCACTTCCCTTGTGTAACGCTTCCAGTTCAGCCGCGTGAACTTGAGTTTCAGCAACATATTTGTTAACTCGCCCTTGCATCATTTCCAGAGTTTTGAGTCTGGCTTCTTCTGCGACCTTAATACGCGCAAGAGGGGCTTCGCTTTTTTCCCACTCTTCTCTGGTTTGTGCCACGAGTCGAGCGGCCGACTCCATCTCTTCCCTAAGAGACGCAAAAGTTCCGGTAAGCTTATCAGCTAGGCTATTTAGTTTTTCACCTTCGAAACCTGCGGCTTCGAGTATCGCTCTTATTTCTTGAGCGTCCTTTTTAGTGAAATCTGACATCTATAATCTTTTCCCTATGCAAACGGCCACTTTATACCAGTGGTTCTCTCAAAATTCTTAACAGCTTTTTCTAGCTGATACTTACTCTTGTAAGTTCTTGCGTCTGTCAAGCCATATTTATTGGCGACGTCGATATATCTTTTTTCGCCTTTGATCGCTCGGCCAAAGCTCTCTACTTCGGATCTCGATCCTTTTACGCGAACTGGTATGGAGCTACTATTTCCTTTAAACATTCTTCCAAGAATAGTTTTAATAATGCCACCAAACCATCCAAGCCAACTTTCATTAAGATTGCCTGTTTTAGCCACCGAAAGGTCAATTACGACTTCGGCCAACTTATCTTCATTTACCGTCTCTTCTTGAACATCCATTATTAGATACTCCTATACTGTTCTAATTAGTAATTTACAATAAAAAAGCCAAGGAATACCTTGGCTTGTGAGCGATAGATAATCTATCATTTATTTTTATTCTTAGCTCTTTCCATTTCTTCCTGTTCTTTCTCAAACTGCTTTTGCAGCCTTTCTAAGAACCACATACGAAGACCGACTGGCAAACTATACGCTTCTGTGAAGCTCCAACCGCCATGATACTTTAGAACAAAAAACTGTTCGTAAACAGACTCTATATACTCATCACTGAGGCCAAAAAAAGTTAGAGGTAAACGGTACCTCCATCCTCGACTCTGCGCCACAGCTGGTGCAAGCAAAATCCTGAGTCAAGTCAATATTAGGATTAAGCGTCTTATAAACATTTCTTAAATGTCTAGAATCAGCTGCCGGCATGGCATCAATAAATTGATTAATTTGAGTTTTATCATCTATTCCGTTGAGAGAAACAGTAAAAAGCCTCATTTGGTCTGTCAAGACAGAATCACCCAATTTATGCCTTTTTCTGTTTTCTGTCATCTTAGCTAGCCACTTTTCGTCTTGCCCTGTCAACAATCTAACTTCCGAAATGACACCGCTCTTTGGAAGCGTAATCAAGAAAGTATTATTTTCTGTTTTTTCATAGTCTGGAGTTAGATTGTCATCCGGATGAGTCAACTGGTGCTCAAAAAGATTAAAAGAAAATTCTTCCGTGGAGCCACACGACGGACATGCTACTTTAGTACTATAGTCTGCTCCGTACGCTGCAATTCTCGTAGCTACGATAACAGCATTCTTATCACCAATCAAAAGATGATCTGGAGTCACTGAAGGATCTACAATAACGCTCTCTAGGAGCCTATCAATCGCGATGCCCTTTTTGAGTAGGGTTCTTGATGTCAAGATGTCTTCTTCTTTCGCCGTCATGTGGCGAATCTCTAAAGTATCCTTGCCATGTAGGGGGTGACCGTCCGGATAGAAAGCTCCCTTAGAAGGAAGATCAACAACTTCGGTTGGAATAACAAAATTTAAGCCTGCTGGGGCTTGCTGGGTAGCAGATACAGGAGGAGCGTCGTCTTGCGGGGCAGCCCCTTGACGCTCGTCATTATTTCTACGTGCCATTTATACCTCTTTTAGTTATGAGACAACAAAAAATTTAGAATTCGTCGGCGACCTCATCAGTGGCTCCTTGGCCAGCGGCAGGATCGAGCGGTGAACCAATTTCTCCATTATCACCATTAAGCTTAGCAAAGTCGTAGCGAAGTGTTAAGGTAATTTCTGTTAAATCGTCACTAGTGTAATCTAGATCGCCAAACTTGACTTCCTTGACCCAAGAGTTGTATAAAATCCACTCTTCAACTGGGGCTGTACGTACACCGCCGGCAAGCGAAGGGCCAGCTACATTTGTTCCTAGCTGTTGAATTCTAACCGTTCCTAAAGCATTGACAGCCGCAGACTTGCTTACAGTCATTGTATCAAACTGATCTGTTGGAGGAGTATAGCCAGCGTTACGGAATATGTCGTACATAGTCTGTGAAGCATCAGGAGAAACAGGGTCAACAAGAGTAACATCGACGGTACCCCATTCGACTCGGCCTGGGTAATAAAACTTGTGGTTAAGGTATGTATGCTCTGCTTCACTAAGTGAAAAAGTAGGCTTAGTGACCTTCTTGCAAATCCACTGTGGGATTCCGCCAAGATAAAGCAACCACCTGTAATTTCTCTTTGGTGCGGGGACACCGTTTCCCGCGTCGGACCAAAATGCCATCTGTAAATTCCTCCTATATTACTATATAGTGTTCAAATAATTTTTAAATATCTTAATCTTCGAATCCTGCGCCGGTACTCGTGATATTGAAATCAATCGCGATGTACTCGATGGCGCGTGCTGGCTTCAAGAAAATCTTAGCATACATGACGTTTCTATCCACCAAGTCTGCTGTTGTTGTTGTGTCGTCTAGAATCACCTTGAAGTCTGTGAGACCTAAACGAGTCTTGACACTCCGGAGGAACGGCTCGACCATGCTAAGGAATCGATTCCAAGTTACCTGTACATTCGGGTCGAACAATACTTTAGTAGCCATTCTGGAAATTTCCTTCTTGACGTGAATCATAAGTCTTCTGACATTAATTCTATCAAGAGCCGACTGCTCAATTTGCAGGGTCTTCTGACCGAAGATTACAATTCCTTCGTTGGGGAATGAAGCAATCGGATTAATGTTTGCTTCATAGAGCTTGTCACGGTCCTTAGAGTTGACCTTTTCTGTAACGTTAGTTACTGCGAGGCCTGCCTTGCCTGTGCTCAATCCGCCGCGATTAAATCCAGCAGGAGCGAACCACAATTCGGATGCTGCCTCGGACGAGCCCATGGCTCCCAAAGCGATTACCGAAGGCGGCGAGTATAGCAAGTTGCCGTTGATAGAATCCTTAATCTGCGTCCAGGGGTAGTAAGTAGCACCGTAGCTGGAGTTGATTTGCCTATCCTTAAGGTTGGAAACTGCGTCCTTTACGGATCCTAAACGTGTTGTGTAGGAATCTGTCGACTCGTGTTGCGGAGTAAAGACGTTTTCGATGTCAATAATTCCGAGAGCGTCTCCTCTTTCCTCACAAATATCAATAACCTTGTCAGTTAGTGCAGTTTGTGTAACGCCAGGAGCAGTTAAGATATTGAACTCTAGATCATCAACATCAGAAACCATATCAATTGCTTCTAGCACACTGTTGTGAGAGTAGCTGTTAATTTCTCTTGGAGTTGTAGCCACATTCAAGCAAGTTGCTCTAGTTTGGTTATTGATGATCGGCTCCTTCTCGTAAATGTTCAAGCCGTCGAAACCGCCGACGAGAGGTATGGTGAACTTATCAAAGCCTGCGTCAAGCACTCTCTTGTAGCCGTCGGGATCTGCAGAACTTGAGTTGGCTGCGATGGAGGTGCCGTCGATAAGTGAACCACTTCTATGGAATGCATGCTGCGATAAATTCGCAGCAATATCCGAAGAAGATTTTGCACCTACAAGATCATCCATAGTGAAGTACTTCGGATGGAAGGTTGAGTTACCTTCGGACTCCTGTTGACCAACAATATCTGCTGGCAGCGGCCTTACGATATCTAAGATAGACTCATCGAAAGTAGCGTTTGTCGCCGATTGACCAGAATCAAATCCGAAGTAAGCCTGATCGTTAAAGGTAATTCCTCCATCTGAACCAGAGTGTCGGAATCTTAGAGTTGGCCACTCAAGTATAAGGGTGTCGCCGGCCTGTTGGCCCGCTAACGAACCTGAAGCTGCATGATAGCCTTTTTGTACTAATTCGTAATCTAGGGTGGAGCTTCCGTCGGCTTTAAGGGCCGCCAGGGCGCCAGAGACCATGGAAAATCTAAGAGGTACTGCTGGGTGGTGGAAGCCCCAAGGTAATAATTCTGGGCTTAAGCCGCCGGCGTCTAGATCCTCGTTTATTTCAACGCGGACAAACCGAGACTGATTGCTGTACTTACCTCTTTCTTTTGTTCTTCTGGAAACTGAATCGAAATCAACATACTTGTCGCCGATTCTCTTCGAGATGTAATCCTTAGAATTCGGATTTAGATTTAGATTCGAGAACGTCTCAAGAACTTGCTGTTTCTTGTCAGTGTCTTTAATACTACGTATGACAAGAGTGAAAGAGCCGTAAGGATCTAAATCTCCTGTACCAGCTTTGATATCTTTAATAGATACCTTCATTGAGTGCATATCATGCTGACCGCCTTCCTGTGCAACAACCTTGAAAAGCTTTGTTTGCGTGGAAGCATCATAACTACCAGTACCGCCCATATTCTGAGCGAACAGCCATGGCGTCGCTGATGCGCGGAGGTCCATTCTGTTGTTACCCCAATGCACAGAACCCGAATCGGACTCTAGGCCGGTGATAAAAGCTCTTACAGAGCCAGCGGATCCGCCTTGACCGCCAGAAATGGAGGCGACTGCGGTTTCAAAAGTTTCTCCCAAGAAGTATCTTTTTTGCTGAGCTGTCTGTGTAATGCCAGTGTTCGCAAATGTCGCATTTGAGTTGGCGACGCGTCTAATAAACTTCTTTGAATTTCTTGCGAAATTGAAAGTAAGGGTTTCGGAAACTGAAGCACCGTCATTAAGGACTTGAACCGTGAACTGACTATCCGGTCCATTGGATTCGACAAGGGCGTTTGTTGCTCCTGTGGTGGGCGTGCCGAGCGATGCTGAGGCAGCAAGAGTTCCAGATAGTCTTATACTGGCGCCGTTTACAGTGTAAAAAATGGCGGCTAGAGAACCAGTTGCGTACTGTCCGGCTGAACCGGAAGGACATACGAAAAGTCCGTAAGCGCCTTCGCCACTGCTGGTGCCCACGGTGCCTTCTGTGTCATATCCAGCGCTGCCATACGTCCACCAACCAGCTTTACCTGCTGCGGTTGTATCAGTGTGGGCTCGGCCTAAAACACGAACCACAGTTAAAGGAGAGTTATTCGCTAGCCAAGCTTGTGCTGCATAAGCAGCGTAAGTAGGTGCGGTTGCACTGCCGCCGGCTGAGCGCCAAGAGTCTTTTGCACCTCCGCCGTTTTGCGGGTTTCCAAATATCTCTACGAATTCAGAAAATGAGTTAACCTTAACTGGGCGGAAAGCGGGTCCTTTGACCGTTCTACCAATGACCAATGGGCCAACGTCTCCCGGGAGTGAAGGTAGTTGGGAATTATCTATTTCATTAAGAAAAATTCCAGGTGATACGAACTTAAATTTTTTAACTGACATTAGTTAACGCCTCCTTAGTGCGAATTAGCCTCTTATCTAATGACTTTAACGACTTAAAGTCTACTATATTCCTCTAATAAATAGTAAGGTCATTTTCCAAAATCCATTTTGAAATTTTAAATTAATCTCTGTATTCGCCCTTATCTGTTTGAGTAGGAACATCTCCCATGACCACTCGCTCTCGACCAATTTTTACATCG